TCATTATATCCAACTAGGCATACAGCATGTCCGCCTAGATATGATTCTCTTCTAGTGTTAGGATATGTCATAATGCCAGTAGTTGCTGTTCTATAACTCATAAAACTTGAATAAACATCAAAGCCTACAACCACAGGAAATCCTTGTGAAAGAGCTACTTTAACAGAATTAAAGTTTAAGCATTTTTGATAAAGAGTTACTTTGCGAGTAAGCGCATCTGCATAAGCAGCAGGACTTGGTTGTGTATCCCACTTTGATTCATCATATGGCCATAGGTTTTCTACAGGAGCACCGTATGTATAAACTACCTTGATGCCATCACGAATATAAGCACCTTGATCAACATGAACGGAATTTTCATAGACACGCTCTTGGTAATAAATGAACAAGCGACTTATTTCATTTGTCTTATTGTTCTTTTTATTAACAAGTTCTATTGCTTCAGCAATAGCGTTACCTGTACATGAACCTAAATTACCTTGATCTTCTACAGGAGTAGCATGATTTCTTAAGTCAATAGAGACAGGTAACTTAACAGCCTTTGGAACAGTAAAAAGATAATCTCTTCTGTCGCCTGGTTCTCTTTTCCATGTAAAATTTTTATTGACTAACATCGCTGTCTCCTTATATTCCGTAGATACCTTGTAGTATGCTATACTGTGATGAAATATATGCGGCATCTTTAGCATCCGCAGATATATTAGTCCAATAGAAAGTACCGTTGCTGACTGTATCAGTAGTTCCAGTACCGTCGTTATTGTGTCTAGATCCGTATAACAATGTGTTTCCTGCTGGCGATGCTGGTTGAACATAAGCAGAGAATGTTGGAGTTAGTAATGTTCCGTTTCTATAGACACTTATACCGCCACCGTTTGAGTGCGTAAATGCCCAGTAAGACTTAACAGATACATCTTGTGCTAAAGTATATTCGTCCGCAGCATTAGGAGAACCTATGTTTAAATTTACTGTAGAGGTTAGATAAGCAAGATGGCCTTGACCAGCATTCCAAACCTCGTTGCCCCACATTGTTGCCCAAAAAGTTGTAGGATATAAATCGCATACAAACTCAACGGTCCAAGTTGTTCCTAAACTTGTATTAGAATCAATAGGAGTAAGAGGCGGACCACCGCCTCCTCCTCCGCCACCTAATCCTGTTATTGCTGCGTTTAGTGCTTGAGTTACTGGCATCTTATGCTCCCGTTACCATGTTGTTACACCTGGAGCAGTTAGTAGCCACTCATTACTTCCAGTTTTCATAAGTGTTGCTGTACCTATACCAGTAAACTGCCAACTACCACTGCCGCTTTGACCAGCAGCATAGATATTGACATTATCCCAATCAGTATTTCCTGAGATATAGAAAGTACGACTATTTGTCATACAGACTAATGTAATAACAGATCCTACTGGGAAGTATTCAACATCGTCACTTGGAACCTCAATATAAGCATCGCTAGAAGAATTTGGTCCAAGTCTTAAGAACTTACCTCTCGCAGTATTTTCAAGATAGTAAGTACCGTAGAATGAGAAGTCGTGTTCTGCTGGAGGAATATCAACAGGATTATGTCTTAGTGTTCCACCGTGTGCGAATTTAATACCTTCTACTGCTACTAAATCATAGTGTGATTTGTTTAGATTCTCATGAATAATTCTATATTCATGTGATTCTGACCAATCAAAATCATATCCAGTATTTGTAGTAAGTGTTGACGGATAGATGTGAGTACTTGAACTAACATCTGCCCAATCAGGGCTAACTACATATATTCCTGCTCCAGGGTATCCAGTTTGTATTTCATGAATAAACACTCTTGGATTATCAATTGGTTCAAACATATCACTATCAGCAGTGGAAATTTGTAAGGCAATAGCATTGTAATAGTTGTCATTATACCAATATCCGCCGCCAACATTGACTGCGCCATAAGGGCCAACAGCAAACCATTGTTCATAATCGTTATTATCATATGCCCAATCATAGAACCAGTTTGAGTTATCGTAATATTGTGTACCAAACTGTCTTGCCCAAAGTAGAGCATTATTGTCCACATCTATCTTACGAAGTAGTTTTGCGGTCCACTGATCTTGACCAACATACCAATCAGCAGTTACTCCAATGTTTAGAACATAAACATACCAACGACCGTTTTCTCTAAAACTGTCTATTCTGGAATTACTAATGTTGAAGTTTCCGTTTTGAAAACTGATGTAATTTAATGTATAACCGTTAAATGAGTTTGACTTATAAATTCCGTAATTGTCTGCTACACATACAGTATTACCGCACCATGCTACAGAAGTTAAAGTACCAACATCATACTCAACTGTCCATAGAAGATTACCATCTTTATCTATTTTTGAACAAGCATTACCGTTGTGATTACCCACAACATAAATGTTATCATCTTCGTCAATATCTAAAGCATTTAATCTGGCACTGTCTTGATTGTCATTAGAAAGATTCTTTTTCCAATCAGGGGTCCAAATAACTGCTCTTTGGTTAGAAGCATAGTAATAAAGTATAACTTTTTCTGGACGACCTTCATATAGTGTACTAAAGTCGTTGTAATAACCCCACTGTGTCATATCAAAGCGATAATAATCTTGTGCTGGAGTACCACTGTATAGGTTTATACCAACAATAACACCATCTGTTACTGCTACAGTTACAGAAACATCATGAAGTCCAGTTGTACCGCCAACATATTTGCCTGGAATTGTAAGTATATCACCGTCAGTGAATCCTACACCAGTTGTACCATTGTAGATTGATGCGGAATATGTCCATGAATTATAATCAACAGTAATGTCAAATAGGGCATTACTTCCAGTACCACCTGTAGCAGGGCAGGCTTTATAAAAACCTACATTTGGTTGTGTAAAATATAAAAGATCATCAAGATATTCAATATCCATAAACCAGTTTGGATTTTGTCCTGGACGTTGACCATTTGTTTGACTTGTGTCAAAGTCAGAAGCCTGTAACACAATAATACCTTCTTTGGAATTATTATCAATTAAGTAATGATCACTGGTACCTAAGAAAGTATTTGAGCCTTCATCAGCACTAAAGCCTGAGATAGTAGCACCGTCAATGGTACCATTACCTGTAATTGAAGTTACAGTAATATAAGCGTCATTGAGATAGTCAGAGCCATTTAAATTACCACCAGGAACTCTAAGAAGATCATCAACGCTATAACCAGTACCACCATTGTTGATAGCATCAATAGCATAGTTTCCTAATCCATCAGCACTAATATCAAATATTGCGCCTGAACCGTGAGGCGCAACATAACAATCCACGGCAGCGCCGCTATTATTGAATATGGCTGGATCGCCATATGTATAACCAACAACTACGGGCTTACCTAAACTGTTATACATGATATCCATTGGATATGTACTTTGGCTATTGTTGTCATCGTATAGAACCATCATTTGCTTGTAGTCGCCAGTAGCAGCATCAAACTCATGAATAGCGGCAGCACTAAATGGTCCAAAAGGACTTGCTTCAGTGGTAATACCAACTACATTATTGACACGATCGTAAGCAATACCTGACACTGAGAATTCAAGTCCATCGCCAGCATTGTCTGGAACTATGCGACGCCATAATACAGCCCCATTGCGATCTAACTTCATTACCATTGGTGAATTGCCATATGAATAATGACCAGCAGCATAAACATCACCGTTTTCTTTGTCTACATCAACAACTGTAAATTGTAAATCCCAACCAGTACTGAAAACATCAAGATTTTCATCATCACCGTATGACATGATCCATGAGCCATGTCTTCTAAAACTAAATGTTGATTCATCAACAGCAACATCAGTTTCACTCTTTAGTCTAACACGACCTGGAACATCACCTGCTTCTTTAGTGCTAACAAAGTTATTGTCAGTACCAAGAAATAGTTCAACATTGCCATTCTTGCCAGCCATATGAACATGGTTTTGATCAATGTTTGCTGGCGGACCACCACCGTAAATCTTCATTGCCTGATCGTAGTATTCATGTTGAATAGGATCAGGAATAATTTCAGCCTTGTCAGTAGTTGAAGGGGCATAATCTGATGAGTAAAATGTTATAGGAAAGAACTGATTAGTATATGTGTCGTGATTTACATAATAAGTCTCTTCCCATTCAAATGTATATGGATCACCGCCACTTACATTTGTTATATTAAGTCTCTTACCTTCTGCGGTAATAATATAATCACCCACTACTGGCGTAAAACTTAAATTATAGTTATTGATATCAACGCTGTTATCACTGAAGTAAAGTTCGTTATTACTATTTGAATAAACAGTAGTCTTATCACCAACTTGATCAGTTTTTCCTGCGCCACTAAGGGGTAGAGCAGTACCGTTTGGAGTTACACCATCGTGAACTCTAAGATACTTGTCATTGTGAACTGCTATAGTTCCTTCTGCTAAAGTATTTGTGTTCCACCATTCAGTAACAAGATCGTTTCCATAAACTTCACCTGTTGTAATTTTTTTAATCTTATTTGACATTGCTCATAGCCCCTTTAAATTAGTCGCCCCAGTAATCATTACCGTAAAACATTGTTGCGGTCCATTGTACTGCTACATTTCCACTATACCCTGGAAATCCTTGAACCAGTATGCCTCTATCTCCATTGGTTAGCTCATCATTCATATACCAGAAGTTCATACCGCCAACATTATCGCTGCCAGAAGCAACTTCTGTGTGAGATATTAGGCTTTGTCCCATACGGTCATCAGCAATATGAATAGTACCAATTATAGTACCTTCGCCTTCAACATATGCATGATAGTCAATTTTAGCACCGCGGAATCTGTTATATCCGCTTGGTGATTTACCAGCGTCAAACCATACCTTTGCGCGACCTGTATAGTAACGGAGCTTTACAACCTGTCCTACTGTGGTAGCAACATAAGTGTTATTGCCAGTTCTCCAATCCCATAAATTAAAACGCAGAGTTCCTTCAGGATCTGGAGAGTAGATATTTGGACTTACAGGTGTCCATGTAACACCTCCATCAAAACTCATTTCATAAGTGAGAGTATCAATGTCGTTCTTTTCAGGATAGTTCGCAAATTGTAGAATTTGATTAGTAGTTGCTGATACTGTAACTTGATTGTTACTGGTATAACCAATTGATACTGTAAACTCAATTGTAGTTTGCTGTCTTGAAGTAAGATATCCAGTCCAAGCACCATTCCAAGTATCAATCCACCAATCAGTTTCAGTTTGTGGATTAGTCCATCTTGCGATAGTTGGTTCTGGTGTTGCTGATTTTAGTGTAGTACCATCTGTAAATGTAATATGATTTACATTTTCTACACCGTAATTAGTGATGTCCAAATTCTGCTTTGTAAGAGCCGCATCATCAATGTTGTAGGTGTAAGTAGAAAATGGATTGCTGATATTTTCTGCTTCTGTTTGAGTACTTACAGATCCTGCTTCATAACCACTTGTTCCAAATGCGTTTGAACCAAGTGTAATATGACCTATAGCACCTGCCCATGTGTCGTCATCAGCAAAGAAATTATCTGCTATGTCTAATGCGTTATTAGGAAGTAAGAATACAAATGCGTTATCTTTATTTCCATCATAACGACCAAAAGTACAATGTATCCAATCTTCTGAAACAGCAATATAAGCACCTGGTTCATTATAGTAGTTGCTTGGATTATTACCATTAAGTGATCTAATTGCCTTGTTCCATACAATGTTAAGATTTGTTGGATTTAGTTTTACTGCGTTGAATACATAAGCATTAAGTACTTCGTCCCAACTTTGACCCCCAATGTAAGGATTATCAAGAGCGTCTACAAAGATTGAAGGAACTTCATTCCAGTTTATTTCAGCATTAGTCTGTCTTACACGAGTAATATTATAATTTATATCCATCTTTACAATACACAATGCTGTAGTATCATCGTCACCATTGTAATCTATAAATGAGTAGTAAGAATTAGCATTACTATCTACAGCAACGGTACCTGCGTCTTGCCAGTTGTCAATGTCACCACTATCAATGATAACTTGTTCTAATACAGAACCTTCACCATTGAGTACATTCACAACATTTCTATAATTACTACCGTCATACATAGCAGTTGGTACAAAGATTCTATCAAATGATAAATTACCAGCTTGCCCACCATTTGCTACAGCAATAGATCTTGCCCAATCCCAATTGTCATTAGGACTATTAAATGTAGCCTGCCAATTTGGTGTTACAACCACAACGCCACTACCTGCTGCGGCACCAATTTCGTAAGTACCACCAACTCCAACAGTACCACTGAAGTTTACATCATGCCAAGTACTGAACGGAATAACAGTTGTAGGTGCTGTTCCTGATTTAGTTTGATAACCATATACGCTACCACTTTCGCCACTGCTGGCCAAAACTGTAAATGTTAAGTCGTTTGCTGGTGTAGTACCACCTAAATAAGTACCAAGAACTTTTACAGTGTCTCCAGTTACATAACCTGAGTTACTTATAGCATAGTTTACTATATCAATAGAATCATATGTACCATTTGGAAGATAATCACTTCCATCCAGGGTATAACCTAATCTAACAGTTACACGAAGTCCTGTACCATGTCCAGTAACGGTTTGTGTTGGTACATCATAGACATAGAATGGAGTTAGACTTTCACCACCTGTGCTAATATTAGGACCAAATAATTTTGATGAGCCGTTCCAACTTGGATATATTTGTACTGGATCTACATCGTAAAGATCTGATGTTGTTAGCCAAACTGTATTTTGTTGTCCTGCTGCTGGTGTAACAAGTTTTAAGCGACGGCCGCCGCCGTCAGTTCTACCAACAGCAACTGGACTACCATCACTTAAGAAGTCTAAATCATATAGATACAAGTCTTCGCCAGGAGTACCTGACCAGTACCATGTATTATTATCTATAAGCGAGCCGCTATTTGCGTCAAACTTTAACACAAAAGAACGATCCTCACCGTAGGTATTTTTTTCTGTTGATCTGTAATAACGATAGCCCATGACATAAACATAATCGTTCCACCATTTAACTCTTGTAAAAGTTGATGTGTTAGTACTGTCATTGTCAAAAAGGATCTTTTGTGTCCATACAACTTCACCTTGACTGTTAAATTTGATTAGCGCAGGTTGATCGTCATCCCAACTATTTGGATAATAACCGCCTGTTGCGTATGTGTTACCATTAAGGTCAATAGCAATACAATCTATCCAAGCATCATTTGATGCCTTAAATTTAGCAATGCGACCTTTGTTTTCTTGTGTAAAGGTGATGTCTGATTGAACATCATGTAGGTCAACACCTACATTGCCAAATGTACCATAAGCAAAGTCATTAAAGAACTCTCCAGTAATGTCTTGAACCTGTGTCCAAGTCTGACCACCGTTTGTACTTCTAAAAATTTGCTCGTCATCGTTACCAAGGAAGTAATAGGAATTTGCTGCGCCTGCGGCATCAAAATATTGACCGTGGCTAAATGTTATGGTACCACTTGTAAATGCGGCAAAGCCACTGGCATCAAGTGCGGTAGTCATTGCTTGATCTGTGTATAGAACACCAGTACCAGTGTTGACATAGTATGTGCCGTTGTATTCTCCAGCGCCACTAACTACAATCATTTCATTATTTTTCGCAGCTTCACCAGTATTAAATGTTATAACTGCTGGATTTGCGTTTGATATTGTGAAAGTTGTAGTAGTAAAAGGAAGTGGAACATTGATTAAGAAATATATTCCCATACCAATTACTGAAACACCTACTTGTCCATCTTCAGTTGCTATAAGAACACTTGTGTTGTTAAAGGTTATTTCACTTATTAGAGGAACATAGCCTAATTGTTGTTGACAAGCATTTGCCCAATCAACAAATCCAGTACTCCAGTTATTAGGATCAGTACTCCAACCAGTCCATAATGTGTTGTCAGTATCGCCATCAACAGCAATGATATAACCTGGAGGTCCACCGTAACCTACAACAGACAGCGGAGCAAGTTTTGAGAAGTTAGCATTGACAAGAACATGGTTAGCGCCGTCAAGTGGAGCAGTAATATCGCTGGTTACAAATACGCCGCTTTTTAATGATTGATCATTGATTCTACCGCAAATTACATATGCGCCATTTTCTGAATCATATATAACATCTCTTAATTCCCAACCAGCGTTTGGAGTATTATAACTATCAACATATGTTGCGTCTACAGGAACCACAGTCCATGCGATACCATTAGTACTATGTGCTACTACTGGATAGTAGTGAGTATCATCTATAGCACCAACTGCTACCCAAGTATCTGTATCTGCGAAGAAATGTACTTCATACCAGAATATATCAGATCCATTATAGGTATTTGTACCAGTACAAAGAGAAGCAGTACCAATTGCTGTAGAATAATATAAGCCAGTAAATGTATATGGTCCGTTACCTGCGCCAGCATAAACAATAACACCGCCGTGTACTTCCATTTTACCAATACCAGCAAGGCCGCTTAGTGTACTTGGTCCCCATTCTATACCATCTGTTGATGTAGTAACACTACCGTCAACATTTGCCATGATATAAAGTTCACCACTGCTTCCGCCACCAGCTTGACCAGTGTAAGCAGTTGATTGTACTGAACCATCTGGGAATGTTATAGTACCATTGTCATTAAAACGCCAAGTTGTACTGTCCGTAGCAGCCTTAATAGTAACACCTGTACCACCACTAATTCTTAAGGCATCGCTATCTTCTTCTGTGTCTTGATCAATATACCCAAAGTCAAACCAAATTGCCCCGCCTGATGGCATAATCAAATTGTCAGATTCGTCTAATACAACTTCAGCACCGTTGCTATTTGTTAGTCTATCTGAAGCACCGCCTGTTGTTTCCCAAATAGCAGGCTGACTACCAGCTGTATAAGTTAGAGTAAAAGGTGTTCCAGCATTAAAACTTGTATGTACATTTCCTGGATCTGGTACGAAGAATGTCCAGATATCTTGCCCTACCCATTCACCGCCTGATGCTATACCTGAAGTAATATCAGTAACAGTCCAAGGACCAGTTTCTCCGATACCGTCAATTTCAGCACTAATAGTCCATTCTGATGGTGTGTTGCTAATATCTAATATAGCTGTGATGTCCGAATATTCACTTTTAACTATTTCAAATGCAAGAGTGTTATTACCAGTTTGAGCAGTATCGAAATCTTGTGCTGTTTCAGGTTCAAATGTTTGATTTTCTAAAGCAACATAGTCAGCAATACAAACATATAAGTTATTATCTGGGGTTAGGGCAAGTGTACCTCTTGTATCACCTTCCTCGCCTTGTGGAAAGTTTACTGTTCTTTTTACAACTCCACCGCTACCTGTACCAAAAGGTGCTTGCGGATCACCTTCAATTGTAGTAGCACGAATTTTTGTTTTAAAAGGAATTTGTGTCCAAGCATTAGCATCAAATGAGAGGAATGGATCAACAACATCTGTTGCCCACATAAAATCAACTGTAAGTTCAGCAGTATCTGTAGCAGGAAGAACACCTGGAACATCAACTCTAATTTCGTCAATATATCCGTCGTCGTCTAATTGAGCAATATATTCTGCTGGAGTATATCCTACACCAAGATATGTTCCTACGAGGTAATCATAACGAGCATTATCAATTACCGTTGGAGCATTCCAAGTCTGTGTTTGATCACCTGTATCCTCTACTTCTTCAACTCTATAACCTGCTGAAGCAGTAATACCTGGAATAACAACCTTACCGTCAACGGCTGCTTGGATCTCAACACCGTTTAGGCTAATTGCGTTATCTTGTATTGTAAATGGTCTATTTGCCATGCTCTTTTTCCTCTTAAATTTCTAATCTTGTTATAGTATCAATTACACGGGATCTTACTGATAAGTTAGTTCCTGGTAATCCTGATGTTTCAGTTGCTATTACTTCTATTGCACCTGTTGTTAAATTTCTCTGTGCGGTTATAGTTGCTAGTGGTGTAGGACTTGTATGTACAATACCATAAACTGTAACAGCGGGTTGACCGCTCATTAAAGCACCTCTTGCTGCTAAAATAACTTCACAAGTTTGTGTATGAGGTCCTGTAGAGTCACCGTTTACATAACCTTCAATAAACACAATCATCTTAAGACCAGCAATATCACTTCTTGCTGTATAAATTACTGTTGGAGTACCTGGGAGACATTCTGCTTGAGCAATCTGAACAGTTGTGTTGTATGAAGTAATAGAGTTTGGAATAATGGTACGACCATCTGGCTCAAATGACCAATTAATATAACTATTGCCTGAATTTGGACGAATTTGAACAGCACTATCAAAAGAACTTAAAACAGCGATTCCACTTGTAGCTGATATTTCGCTGCTTTGTATTTGTATTTGTCCACCTTCAAATTCAGGAAAGGTTACATATGGATTATTTCCCACGCCTACTGCTAAAACAACTTGAGCATTACCATTTACTAAACGATCGCTATATTCGCCAGTTGCTAAACCTAGAAGAGTGTAAACTTCTGTAAAATTTTGATTAGTTAGGTTAAAGGCCTGGCGAACTGTGTCACCGTCTTTAGTATTGGGACCTGTACCTATGTTTATAATGCGTTGCGCCATACTTTTCCACCCAAACGAGTTGCTTATCGTATTTATCGCTACCGATAAATAGTTACATGCCGCGTTTATCCCTCTACCGCCCAGAAAAAGGCAATGATTTTAAGTTCATAGACAAAGAAATCTATGAAATGTTCCAAGTTGGTGGAACTGATGTGCTTATACACAAGTACATAGGACCCGTAGATCCAAGTGATCCAAATAAGGCCATGGGCGAAACTACTATCCAGGACGTTTTGTTCCTAGAAAATAGAGATCGCAAGTACGATACTTCAGTTTATCCTTTACGTGGTGTTTATAATGTTCAAGACATTGATTTTAATCTAAGTCAATTTGGCTTATTTTTAAGCAATGATACAATTTTTATGACTGTGCATATTAATAATACAGTTGAGACTTTAGGACGTAAGATTATTACAGGTGATGTTATAGAATTACCTCATCTTGTAGATCCGTATGCTTTAGGCAATATTTCTTACGCTCTAAAAAGATTTTATGTAGTTGAAGATATTAATAGAGCGGCAGAAGGATTTTCTGCAACTTGGTATCCTCATCTTTATAGACTTAAATTAAAGCCACTTGTTGATAGTCAAGAATACAAGGATATTTTTAATACTCCTATTGATGAAACAAAGTTTGCTGGTGAATATGATCCTACAAAAACGTATTATCCTGGACAAATTGTGAGAAGTAACGGTCAATTATACGAAGTTACTGCTGAGACTACTGGAAATGATCCACCAAATTCAGCATTCTTCCGTCAACTCGATCCTAACGAAACAACAGGTGCAGGATTAAGCGATTACTTAAAGATTCTAGCTATTAATCAAGGTGTAGTAGCAGAAGCAGAAGCGGATGCTCCACTTAACGGATACGAAACAACACAATTCTGGACATTATCAGTTGACGAAAATGACGGCAATGTTAATTTAGAAACTGTCGATCAGTCAACTCTTTCAATTGATGATAGTAATACTACAGATGCTACTTATGTTCCACCAGTTAAAGACGGATATCAAGGTTACTTATTAGGCGATGGTATTGCTCCAAATGGTGCTCCCTATGGGTTTGGTATTAAGTTTCCAGATAATGCTGCTCGTGGTGACTTTTTCTTAAGAACAGATTACTTTCCAAATAG